ACTCGCCACGCCGGGTAATCACGACGAGCATCCGATAACAATCCGGGGCAACTACTCCAACGAATACCCTTGCAAGCACCACGCGACTATGCACAATCAATCAACCGGGGCCAACAATCAATGGGCTAGGCACCTGCCCATTGCCTCAACCCGGCTAACAACCCCGGCTTAGCATTACCAACCACCAACCAACGAAAGGCTATCAATCATGGATAACGCACAGGCAATCATGCAAGAACTATGGCGAGCTGCCAACACACGGCCAGAGGGCATCACAATCCCCTGCCCGAATGAGCAACAGGCAATCAGCCTACGCTTTGCCCTTTACAATTCCGTTAAGCGAGCACGTAGTGGGCGGGACACCGTGGATGATAAGCTGAAAGAGGCACTGGCTAACTGTTCGATTAGCTTCACCCCGGACAAATGCGGACTGGTGATTAAGC